TTGATTTTCAAATGGGATATGCCAGGGAATTTGCGGTGACTGAGGAAGAAGGTAATTTATTTCTTATGTCAGACGGGAATAAGAGAAAGATTGAAGATAACAATATTCAGAGGTTTCATTTATTAATAACGTCCAATGATAGAACAGAATAATAAAATAAAGCAGGTTTTTAACTATCTACAGACGAATGAAATTTATATGAGTTTGTCTCAGATTGATTTTGTGAAGTCATTGAAGAAGTCATTTTCCAGAAATAAAAAGCTTTCCGAGAAGCAGATAAACTCACTTTCCGAGATAGCAAAATATTTGAATGTTCCAGAAACGAACAGTATAAAATGAAAACTGAAAATTCATATAAAAATGCATTGCGAGTCCAGGTTAGACGACAATTTGATAGTTTATATATCAATGATACATATAGTTATGAATTATGTTTCCCCACAATTACCCCGTTTATATGAAAACTGACCATAAAATGAATGTAGGTATTTACAACATGCTTCAGGCAATTTCAGTAACGACCCCGGATATCGCTGTTGAATACAGTAGTGAAAAGGAATTTTCAATAGATCATACTTTGCTGCGAATATCAGACGACGAATTGATCCGCTTTAACGGGACTATTCTGAGGATAAATGATCCCAGGGATTTTCTTTATGAATTTCGAGCTGAAAAAGTACTGAAAATAAGTTTTGAGCAGCTAAAATTGATCCTTCGGACTTATCATAAATTGGAACGTAATGAGCGAAGAAATAAAAAGATATAGAATATATCTTGTTCGGTTATGGATCGAAAATGTTTTAAACTATGATTCTGTAATCAGAATGATCTTTGAATATAAGCATGATTTGAGTATGAAACTCTGCAAAAATTAGACCTATGGAAAAGTCCTTTACTAGAGCCGACAATTTACATTTTGAATTGAAGCAATCAGGAAATAAAACAATGATCTGGGAGGTCACAGAGGCAGGCAAATTTAAAAGATATGAAGTTTGGCGGCTTCAGCAAAGTAATTATGGGGATCCACGTAGTGAATATGAAACAGGGATTCACTATTCTTTAGCATCTGTGCTGTCAGAATTTGAAAAGAATGAAAAAAGTAACAACAATTAATAACTTAAAATTTAAAAGATGGAAACACAAAGAATTGTAAATCAATTAAATGAGAATGGCAGCAAAGCTGAATTTCTTGACGAAAAGAACATCAGGGTTAATGGTAAGAAACTATACTTTATCGGTAACATGGTTACAATAAAAGGGGAGCTGCATAAAGTGAAAGATTCTGCTGATCTATACCAAACACTTTGGCTCACAGGAATTGTGGATCATTCAAGTTATGAAAAGTTAAAAAAATTATAGAATGAAAAAAGAAAATGTAAAAGTCTATTCTGATCCTATTCATGAAGAGACTATAAAAAAAGAACTGGCTGCAGCTCAGGACGCTTTAAAATCAGTCTTGGACGTTTGGAACGGATTAGACCTGGTTCCATGTAAGGAAATTCATGCATTGATCATGAACCCTCAAAAGGTTTACGCTACAGCTGTTGAAGAGTTAGCGGTTGTTCCTGTATCTGTTGGCCGGTTTCAAATTAGTAAACAGGCTTACATAAATACGCTTGATATTCCTATTCCTGATTCTCTTTACCGGGTTTGTAAACAAGCCAGGACGCATCCTTTTGCCGGTTTAAAAGAACTTTGGCAGGTAGTAGATGATAAGGTTCAACTGGTAGAATCTGAAGCCGGAAACTTGATTGATTCACAATCTATTTACGCTTCCAGTGAAGCACAGGCCGCCTTCTGTCAGAAAGTAAACAATTTTGTCGAGGCAGTAAACGAACTTTCTCCACTCTTGAAAGGATCTTTACTTGATAGTCCATCGCTCCTCCAGCAACTAGGTCTGGATTTTAAAATTATCTATCAGGAAAATCGGCCTCAGCTTGCTGTTAACCCGGATTTATTACACCGGTGGATACAGGGGATATTCTAAACTTAAAACTAAAAGCTATGGCAACTCATTTGGACGGCTACTCCTTTAGTTTGCTGGACTCAGGGCAAAGATATGCTTATCAATCACAATTTTTTCCAGACTATGTAACTGGCGAGACATTGGCTGTTCCAGGAGATACAATTTACATTTATAAACGCCTTCCCAATAGTCCGTCCAGTTCACGAACATTGTTTGCAACTTTGAGCTGGGACGATTATCCGCTATGGACGGTTGAAACCGTTACGCTACCACCCCAAAACAAGTGGCCCTTTCTCCCAAGTAGGTCTTATCAGAGAGTTATTATTAATTACTCAGCATGGGACGCGATCGACGCGATAATAGCAACTATGTAATTAAATATTATAACTATGGCTGCACCAAAGAAAAATGAGTTTTGGAAATTAAGGTCTAAACATGGTCGGAATAAACTATTTAAGTCTTCGGCCATGTTATGGCAGGCAGCTTGTGAATACTTTCAATGGTGTGAGGATAATCCTTTGTATGAAGAGAAGGGATTCGCATTTCAGGGAACTGTAACGCATGAAAGTTTTGCAAAGATGCGAGCTATGACTATGGACGGATTATGTTTCTATCTTCATTGTAATCAGGCATATTTCAGACAATTTAAGGACTCTTTACCAAAAGATGAGGAAGATTTTTCTACTATCATAATTGACATTGAAAAAACTGTCTATCGACAAAAGTTTGAGGGAGCTGCAGCGGATCTTCTTAATGCTAATCTAATCGCCAGGGATCTGGGATTAAAAGACAGGACTGACATTACTACAGATGACAAACCGATTGAGCCAATAACAGGATTTCAAATTGTAATAGATGGAACCAAAGATTAATTTACAGCCAAAGCAGGGCGAAGCTTTAGAATATTGGATCAATGATTCAGTACAGGAAATTCTTTACGGAGGGTCAAAAGGATGCGGCAAAAGCTTTCTGGGATGCTTCTTAATATTTGGCAATGCTCTAAATTATCCTGGTACGACTTATTTCATCGCCAGGCATAATCTAAATGACTTACGGAAATTCACAACGTCCAGTGTTATAGAGGTTTTTGATAACTTGCAGATATCCTTCACTGATTACTGTGTTTTCAATGGTCAGGATAATGTTTTTACGTTACATAATGGATCAAAAGTTTTTTATATCGACTGTCATCGCCTCCCCTCAGATCCTGATTATCACCGGTTCGGCTCTTTGCAGTTTACACGTGGCTGGTTTGAAGAAGCCGGCCAGATAGAGAATTTAGCTATTTCTAACTTATCGGTTGCTGTTGGCCGCTGGAAAAACACTGAGTATAATCTAAAGCGAAAAATATTGATGACCTGTAACCCGAATAAAGGTTATGCTTATAATAATTTTTATCTGCCTGCTAAGAAAGGAGCCTTACCGGATTATAGAAGGTTCATCCAGGCCCTGCCAGGGGACAATAAGTATTTGACATCTGATTACCTGGAGGCACTCAGAAGGCTACCTGAAAACGAACGTGAGAGGCTGTTATTTGGAAGCTGGGAATATGATTCAGATCCGACCACGTTAATAGGCTTTGATTCGATTGAAAACATGTATAGCAACGACTTTGTAAAGGGAGGCAAAAAGAAAATAGTTGCTGACATTGCCCGGTATGGATCTGACAGAGCAATTATAACAGTATGGGATGAACTTATTTTGATTGATTACCTGACCTTCGATATTAGTTCAATGGTACAAATTCAGAATGCGATCCAAGCCTTTAAAATCAGATATTCGGTGCAAACATCTGATATTTTAGTTGATGAGGACGGGATCGGCGGCGGTGTCGTGGATAATCTCAGATGCAAGGGCTTTGTAAATAATTCAAAGGCTGTTAATCCGAATTACCAGAATCTTAAAACTGAGTGCGGTTATAAGTTAGCAGAGAAAGCTGGTCTGATCTGGCTTAAGTGTGGTCTGCCTGATAGAGAAAAAGAAATGATCCGGCAGGAACTGGGTATGTTAAAAACTTATGAGGCAGATAAAGACGGCAAACTCAGGATCTTACCAAAAGAGAAAATTAAAGAGCATATTGGCCGTTCTCCGGATTGGCTCGATATATTTATAATGAGAATGTACTATGAGGTAATACCTGTAAGAACAGGTTATCAAAAGTGGTCAGCATAATATTCTTTCTGTCAAGTCCGTTCATTGACGAGGGGTCTGTAGTCCGGTAACCAGACGGCCAGACCCCATTTTTTACAAATAAATTTGCGTTGCTA